TTTTTCTCTAGCCACTTATTGAGCGCAGCTAAGTCCGCGGCCGAAGTTTCTTTCGGCTCTAGCTTTTTGAGCAATGTACGCTTGAGGTTTTCGCAAGCATACACGCGGACTACCGTGTCCAGACTTGGTGGTAGTACTTCCAAGTCTTTCGTTACTGCATCGGTCAAGTCATCTTGTAGATGCCGGTGTAAAACATCAGGACTAATGTCCATGACGTAACGCCTCCTGTTTGGATATTACTTATCCAGGTCCATGTGAGCTCGTCGCTGAATCTGTTTTGCAGACTCAACGATATTGCTCAGTGCAGACAGCGGTAGCAGTTCCGGGAACAGTAGAACTATGACTAGAACTACTGCTCCGACGATCCGCCGAAGAAGACGGAAAGTCTCAGGTTCCACTACAGCACTCCGGTCAACAGGCTATCGGCAATGCCGCTAGACTGTTGCCAGAGACACCCGATATGAAAGCTAACACCTGCTTTCAAGTTGGGCGCATCCGCGGTGTCCACGCCAGCCGGCACTTCGAAGTAGGTCCGATTAAGACCAACGACGTAGGGCTGACCGGCAAGAGGCGTCATACCCTTGCGGGTAAGAAAGCCGTAGACATTGCGCGGAACGTCTGCGATGACCGCCGTAACGGGATTCGCTTTACCAAGGTTACGAAACACCTTGGGGCGAGTCATAGTTCCGGTAAACGGAGAGGCGACGGAATGAACCGTAGCACCGGTCTGGGTCCCGCCGAGAGCAGAGACATACCACTGTTTGCCATTACTGGCATCAGGGGCTTGGTCTGCGGCGACGGTATAAGTCGGGGTGGTAAAACCCGTGACTGGAGCCCCGGTTACGGGGCTGGACAGGCTGACTGCCATTGGATATTACTCCAAATAAAAATACAGCAAGGAAGGAAACCTAGGAGCGTTAACCCTTTCCACGCAAGAAATTATCTTGCGTAGACCGAGCCAACATCCCAAGCCTTTACAGGCTCGCGAGGTGCTCTCCTAAGCGTTTGAGGTTTGCCAGTCACAGCCGTAGCTTGTATAATCAACGCACCGATGTTCGTCCACTGATGAGCGGACGGCAAAGAGAGTTGGAAGCTAGGCAAGCCCAGTATTGCAGGGCCTCGATTGACAGACCTCGTCTCGGTGATGATCTGTTGGTTAGGACCATCGACGAGCAGTTGACTAGACCATCCGTTGTCTGCCTTCTTGATACTTGCGTAGTCAAGATGACAATCAAAGAACCACCGAGTTCGGTTAACCACCGTTTTATTGGTGTAAATAACCTTGTCGGTACTAGTCGAAGCAGCGTCCACTAAATCACCGATATTAGTGAAATAGTCCCATAGGAAACTCCAGGGAGCAAGTTCCCACAGTGTTGGAGCAAACTCGTCAAGGCGGAAGCCGAAACGGTCTGCCCATACTGCAGCTCTTGATTTCCCTGCATCAGAGTATTCTTGGCGAAGACCCACGGTATAGATGACAATTACTTGTCGTATTCCTCTGTCGTTCCATGCCCACTGGTTTTGATGTACACCAGAATAGACGCGGACGGCAGAATCTACACCGCTGCACTTAAGACGATAATTCGGAATTTTCTCCGTAATAACGTCCGCGAGTGCCTCCGCGGCAGATTCCACATCCTGAAGGAGTGGTTTCAAACCGTATTGAGTCTCTAACCAAGATCCTGAGAATGCTTTTGCAACATCTCCCGGTCGGCTAAACTTTTTCGTTGCTTTACCGCAACGAACGATATGGCCTTCCAGGAGTTTGCGCGCAGCAATCCCAGGTTTCCTAATGCCTTCGATCGTCTTTCGGAGTTCTCCTAGAACAGTCAGACCCTGAAGCTGGGTCCTATGTTCGCGGATTTTTCGATAGACTTTCTTAAGGGCTTCGTTGTTCGCCTTCGTTTCATCGACGCTCAAACTTCCCCTATTAGCAGCTTGGATAGCATGTATGATCGCGGCATAGCCTTGGCCATACGTGGTTCTCCTCCCTGACGGGTAAGTTGGGCTTACTTCCCACCTCCACGATTCACGGAAGTGGCGTTCAAAGAAACCCCGAGTTGCGGTAAAAGGGCTGGTAGCATCGAGTCCTTGCTCGATCCGCTGTTTCCAATTGGGAACTTTAACCCCGTTCCTTGTAGCGTATGTGTCGAACCAAAATGGTCCGTCATTCACACGTACAGGCGAGGAGTCCCAACCAGAATAAGTGGTTCGAAAGCAGTCGACTCTATGTTTATCAGTCCAATTAACGTTCACTCGGTTATCCTTGTCGAGAAATGAAAGGCGTGTGTCTTACCAGGAGATCAAGCCTGGATAGTCCCACACAGTCGCTTACGCGATGGCGTCCTTGACGCGCTAGAGGTCCCGGGGGTAACACTTTCTTTCGGATGTTTCGAAAGTGAGTCCCCCCGGG